AAAAAAGCGTCCTGTAAACCTGCTAAATAAAAACCGCCATAAATCAACGGTGTATCAGTATAACCATAACTATTATTAATATACAAAGTATCTGATAATGAAGTAATTCCTGTACCTGCACAATATCCAATAAATACATTTCTATTTCCATTGTTATTATATCCTGCATTATGCCCAATATAAGTATTACTATATCCATTAGTATTAGTATAACCCGCACCCGCACCAATAAAAGTATTTAAATTAGTATTACCACTAAATGAATAACCTGCATTAAATCCCAAATATGTAGCATCTGTTGAAGTTAAACCTATTAAATTTGATGAAATAATAGTGCCATCATTACCACTACCAATAGAAACAGATGAAAAAGTTGATGTTGAAGTATCACCATTATTATAAATTCTACCGCTTCTGCTCTGTTTTGGTATTGATGTTGTTATATGTATTATACTCATATTAAATATTTTTAATTTTTATTTGTGTTATACTATCCTCTAAATAAACACCCATATCACAAATCATATATTTACCTGTTAAATAGTTATTATATGTAATTACACTTAGTAATGAAGGAATAATATTTGTTGTGCAACTTAATGAATTGCTAACATTTTGATAAGTATTAACAATATTATTTAAATTCAATCTTTCTAAACAATCAGTACTACCACTTCTTACCCAATTTTGAATATAATTGTATGTTGAACCTGTTAAATACATTAGACTACCTTTAGCAATGGGTAATTCTTTCACATTAGTGCCTAATAGTTGTTTAATTTCTGTACCTGAAGTACTATTTTTCATATCTAATTTTGCTTCATAAAGTATATCAGATGTATCAATTATATTACCCTGTAAATCTACTACTGTAAGTGTTATTGATTTTAATCTAACATCATCTAAATAAGGGTTCATATATGTTTCATAAAAAGCATCATAACCATAATTTACAGCATTTATCATATTTGTTATACCTAAATAAAAATCACCCGAAAGAGTAGAAGGCATTGGTATATTAATATTAGTTACTATTTCACTATATTCATTTTGTACTAAATCACCGCCCCAAGTTTTAACCTGATTGTTAGTAATCCATTGGTCAGTAGAAGTAACTGAAAGTTTGGCATCACCAAAAAAAGCGGCATTAAATAAACACCAGCGAGCATCACCAAAATATTCTTCTTCTGTTGGTATATTACCCCAAGTATTATAGCGATATTGTTTATCACCAACACGCAAAATTAAACCCCAATAACAAGCGTGTATTTTTTTTGGTGTTTCTGTATCATCACCTAATTTATCTTTAGTTCTACAATATGCGTTCATTTCAATTTTTAGGCGATATTTTCCGCTAGTCCAGTTAGTAAATTCTAAGGGGTTTTTTATTAATAATACTACATCGTGATTGCCAATATCAAAGTAATTCTTATCAATTTTAATATAATAATCATATTCTTTTAAATTTCTACTTCCTTTACCTTCCATCTTTACAAAATGAGTACCCGCATTATTTAAAGTAAAAGTATTACCACTAGTATAATATGTTTCTTGCCATTTAAAATCAGTAGATGTAGGTGAATACATTACAGTAGTAGCACTATTTGAAAAATCATTTACAGATGCAGAATATTTAAATATGTTATCTGTTGCATACTGTGAGTAATTTAATTTTTGTCCGTTAATCGCATTTACTTTTTCAAATGTTGATGTATTATTAGCCATTTTTATAGTAGAAATATCATAAGAATTTGTAGTAATTACTGTCTGACCTTGATAGTTATATCCTTGCATATCATAATATTTGTAAGTATTAGATGAGTTTGAAAGGGTTATTTTATCTATTAAATAAAATCTACCATCTAGATAATCCTGGAATATATAGGCTTGATATGATTGTAAAATACTTTTTAATACATCATAGCAATTCATTGGTTCATTTTCTTCATTGTACCAATTAGAACTTTTAACATAAGTGTTATGTAGTGTAGTTTGTGATGAACTATTAGTTATGCCACTAATGGTAGTATTTATATTTACATAAATGAATTGACTATAAAAATTTATTTTCTTTAAACAATTACTTAATACATCCCAAAGTGATTGAACGCCAGTATAGTTATAACCAGATGTATCAACATAACTATATCTTTGAAGTAGTTTTAAACCATTATTGGCCGTTAAATTAACATCATAACCACTTAGAATACTAAAATCTTCGCTATAAGTTTCTGTATCTAGAAAATAACAACCGCAATATTGAGTGTTTTTAAAAAGTTCAATTCTATAAAGTTGTATATCATTGGTATAAAGGTTTATAAATTGTCTATCAGTTGATGAATTAAGTGAAAATTCTATACCACTAGAAAATACAAATTCATATTCTTTTTTTAATTCATCATACTTAATAATAGGTGATGAAGAAAGTGTAATAGATGATGATGAACCTACATAGTTTTTCTTTTCTATCCACATATCATAACTATCACCGTTTAAACATTTAAAAGATGTTGTATAAAGTAATCCATAACTATCCATTATCTTCTCGAATTAATTTTTTGATTTGTTCTAACTAATGCTAATTGAATATCAGAACCTTTAAGAGTAGATAATAGTTGATAATCACCAATACCATTACTACCACCTTTATTAATCATATCAAATAGATTTTTCTGTTGTTTACCGTTTAATATCATTTCACCACTATTTACCATCGCTGGCACTCTATCACCATAATAACTACTACCACCAACTATACCACCTGTTGCGAATTTTGCTGTACTTGACATCTTTTGTTTAGCATATGCCGCCGTTGCCAACAATGCTACACCCGCAATAACAGCTAATTTTGGATATTTTAATAGTAAAGATTTTAATCTATCAACTGTTATACCTATTGATATCGCTAATCTACCTAACGCTTCTGCCATTGATATTAAACCGCCTAAAATCATTTTACCAAAATCAACTTTTCCACCACCTAACATAGTGCCAAGACCAGAAGCAAAATCACCAATCATACCACTAACACCCTGACTTAATATATCACCTACACTTTTACTAAATGTTTCAGCGTCTGCTTCTGCCTTCGCCATTTCTACCCTTCTTTTTGCTTCTTCTTCTTGGTTTTTAGTATCATTTTCTGATAGTGGTAAAAGAGTTGGTTTATATGTTATTTCAATAACAGGTTTAATCATAGCACTTTCAAACTTCTTTGTAAGTGCTTGTTCTTGTAACTTCTTTAATTTTTCAGCGTTTATTAATTCGGTTTTACTTTGTGCTATTACTTCTTTCTTTTCACTATTGTACTCTTTTAACTTATTATTTAAATCGGTTTGTGTTTTAGATAGGTTTTTATAAGCATCTAATTCACTTTGCATATTATCATAAGTTTTAGATGATAACGCATTTTTATCTTTTACTAATTGATATTCTTGTTGTGCTAAACTTATCTTCTTATTTCCTAAACTTCTTTCTAATTCTTCTGCTTGTCTTATTAATTCTAACCTTTGTGTTGCTGTATATTTTTCAGTATTTTTAGATTGTTCTTTTAAACTAGAAATTTTATTTTCTAAATCTAAAAATTCATATTCCATTGTTATTTTATCCTTCTTTAGTTGATTTTCCCTTTTGGCAATATCTAAATTGGCTTCTGCTTTTTCTTGTATTTCATCCAATAAACCACCCTTAAACGCCTTTTGCATTTCTTCGGCTGCACCCTTAAAATCACCAGTAAATAACTTGACTAAACCACTACCCAAGGCTTTAACCCTTCCAAGTATTGCGGAAAAAGTACCCTTTACATAACCCAATACTTTATTCAATGTATCAGCACCATCTACAGTACCTGTTAAATATGAAGAAAGAGCCGCAAAAGCAGTACCCAACGCTACTACTATCGCACCTATACCACTTGAAATTAACGCTGTTTTAACACCTGTGATTGCAGGTATCATAGATTTAAACGCACTTGCACCCCCTTTGCCGATGTTCCATAGTCCGCTCATCTTAGTACCTACACCACCCATCATATCTACCAACGGTGAAAAGGAATTTTTAACAGTATTACCCGCTGTTTGTACCCCTTCCGCAAATTGTTTGGTTTTTGCCTTGGCTTGATTTATACCATCATTATACCCTGCCGCGTTCAAAGTCAAAGTTGTGATAAGTGAATATTTACCCATTATTATTTAATCTTTTTTTCATAGTATCTATTAAATCTTGTTTAACTTTTTCTATTTCTTCTTTTGTTCTTTCTTTAGTTTCTTCTTCTTCCCAACTGAATTTTATTAAATCCTTTGGTTCTTTTAATTTGTTAGTCTGAGTACAAGCGAATACAAACGCACTCCATCTAATCTTTTCATAATCTTCTTTATACCTTAAATCATACGCATTTGTAATAGCATCCAATTCTTTATTATCCATTTCATTTAAAAAATATTCAATATTCACATTACAATTAACTACTACAAATGCGTATATATCATAGATACTAACTATTCTTACTTCTTTTTTTTTGTGCTTTTACTATCATCTTCTACTAAAGAAGTTAAATAATCGGTAAATACTTCCATTGCTCCATCTTCACTATTATCAATCGCATCAATAAAACCATCTAAAGTATAATCGAATGTTTTATTATTGGCTTTTAAAACACAGTAGAATAAAATCATAATATCATTTACACTTTCATTCATTTGCATCGCTGTTTTTTTAGTAATATCTTCAAATAACATCAATGATTTATAACTTCTCTTTACTATGTATTCATTACCTTCTAACTTAATTTTAATTTCTTTTAACATATTATCATTATTCTTTTTATATAAAGAGTAGATATATTAAAATAAATTAGGGTGTGAATTGAAATTTCACACCCTTTAAACAATCCATTAAATCAATAAAAAATTATGCGTATGTTAACGCTCCTGTACCTGTCATACTGATAGAATAAGTAACATTATCACCATCATTTGCAGTTATATCTAAACCTGTTATAATTGCCTGTCCTGTATATTTAACAGATGTTGCAACCGTCCAAGATGGAGTAGTACCACCAACTTTAGCGAACGCTACATAAATTGGTGTTCTTGCTATCATTAAAGCATATAAATCATTTGCTTCATTAGTTGTACCTGTTGTTCCCATTGAATAAAGTGCATCACTAGATACTTCCCAAGATAGTTTACCCGCTAAACTTTCATCCCAAACACCGCTATCTTTTGAACTTACTGAACGGGTAGCCGCTTTAATTGAAAGTTTTGCAGATGTTGAAAAAGCAATTGGTTGTGTTGCTCCACTTGTTGAACCTGCAAACAACATCATATCACCACTATAAATTATATTATCTGTATTACCTGCCATTTTTATTATTATTATTTTTTTATAAAGAGTATCTTTTTTAGTTTTTATTAATTTTATCTACTCTTAATTTGATATACTAACTTTTGAATAAATGCGGGTTGATAGTATGTTTCATCAATCATTGATAATCTACAATTCAATATTTCACCGCCCTTATATCCATTTAAAACACTATCCACTTCTTTCGCAATATCAATAGATTGTGAATAGTTCAATGAAAAAATAGTAATAGAAAATGTAGTATCACCAATTGAATAACCACCATCTTTAGTAGTATCAATACTTGTACTTCTTTCATATACTATAAATGGAAAAGTATTTTCTTCTATTTGGTCGGGTGTAATCAATGGGTAAATTCTATCAGTATAACCACTAACAGTACTACCACTTAATATACTATATAACTTCTTACTAATATCTATCATTATTTACTATGTTCTTTTTTGTGGCAATCCCTACATAAACCCTTTAAATTGAATATATCAAAACCCAATTTCATCTTTTCTAATGGTTCATCAGTAGAAGATATTGGTGTGATATGATGAACATCAATAGCAAACACCATTTTATTATCCTTGCTACACTCTACGCAAAATGGATTGTTTTTTAAATACTCAATCCTTAATAACCTCCATCTTGAAGTATTATATACTAATTGATGATTTACATTATCCTTTTTACTTTCATATACCCTTCTTTTCTTAGGTGTTTTGTATATAGTAGGCATTACTTCTTTTCATATTTTTTTACAGTCTTATCTAAGGCTTGTGTAATATGGGTTGATAACATATTTTGTGCTTCTTCACCTTTACTTTCAACCGCATCGAAAAAGAAGTTAGTTCTTTTTAGTAAACCTGTTGAATGCATATTACCTTTTTTAGTCTTATAAAACCTTTCTTTAGTACCCCAATTTATCCACTTAGATTTGTAGTTTTTATTACCAAATTTTACCCCAATTTGATTAGCCAATGGTTCTACCTTCCAACCCTTATTTACATATGTATAATCTGTTTTAGATTGATTTTTTTTAATACTATCAAAGTTTGATTTGGCAGCATCTAAAATCATCTTAACCGATTTTTTAAACCCTTCTAAAAGTATCTTATCTTGCACTTTTTTATCTAGTTCATCAAAAAGATTTAATAATTCTTTATCATTGATAACATTAATATCTATTCTATCTTCTGCCATTGTTATACATTGATTTTTTCAACTATCATTAACAACCCTTCTAAATATCCTATTTCTTGAATAGATAGTATTTTATAGTATTTACCATTATAAACTATTCTATCACTTTCATTTATATCCCTGTAATATGTAGATATTTGTAATGTATTTACATTGAATATTTCACTATTATCTACCACTTTTGAACCACTTAAATACTTTATTGATGCTTTCAAAGTAAGATGTGGTAGATAGTTTGATGTTATACTACCATAACTATCTTTAATTACATTCAATCTTTCAACTGATATAGTATATCTAAAATTACAATCCATTATTCAATAGTTATATTTTTGTAAGGATCCAAAAGGAATTTAAAAGAATATGGTAATTCATACCCTTGCCCGAATGTTACCATATTTCTATTCAAATAGAAATGTGAAGCCAATAGTATAATAGATTGTTGTAATGGTAGTGGTATTGAAGTATAACCACTTAAATCATAATCTATATATGTTTCTACTGCTTCAATAGCAATATCTAAATATGATTGTAATAGTGTATCATCACTAGTATAACCACTTTCTATATTTAAATGAAGTTTTAACCCCGTTAATCCACTATTCATTATTTAATTATTCTTTTTATTAAAAAACCCTCTACACTAGTAGAGTAGAGGGTTTTCCATTGATAGATGAATTATATATTATTTTAAACCTGCTTTAGCGAAAGAAACAGTTCTACGAGGTTTTGCATCCCAATAGGTATTTACTATAATTCTAACTTTACCGTTTACAGCCTGTGTAAATTGGTCAACTGTAATATCTAGTCCACCCCAGTTACCAATGATATAATCATTGAAATTTCCAAAAATTGCATATTTACCATCTGCACAAGTTGGTAGGGCAGCTGAAGTATAGAAAGGATAACCATTTACTAAAGTATTTTCTGCAATAAATGAAGCAGTATTAGCAGTCTTAGCAGTAGTTTTAAGTGTACCTAAAGTAGAAGGATGGAAAATATAAGCCAAATTACCTGTTAAAGCGTTATTTCCTGCAACTGTACTTTCCATTTTTACAATATTTGCCCAATCTGAAGTACCACTATAAACTAAACTTGGATTATAAAATAAACCTGCTGGGGTTGTAGTATTGCCTGATGCAGTACCAAAAATAGTTTGTTCTAATTTTTCTTGAATAGCGTTTGATAAATCGGTTAAAAGTAATTGATTAGCCGCAATACTATCTTGAATTAAGAATTGTTTTGATACATCAATGTAAGCGGTTAATCTTTTTGGTGACATTGTTACTTCACTAAATGCTCCACCACCATCAGCAGCCGCACCAGTTTCAGAAGCCCAGTTTACATTTGAGCCTGCGTAAACAGGTATTGAAACATCACCAACTAAACCATTGATAATTTGAGCACCTGCTTTAGCCATTACTAAATTGTTTCTTAATGCACCAAGTAAATTCCATTTATCTTCTCTTACAATCTCATTACCTTGATTAGATGTTTGTGCTACTATTTCACTTCTATATTCCATTGGTAGTGCTAATTGTCCTCTGTATGATAAACCTGCATTTGCAAATTCTTTCTTACCAATTTCCATATACTTAATAGTTGCTTCATCAAAGTTTCTGCCTTCGACTAAATTTCTAATCGCTTTTATTAAACTAAAATTTTCTTCCATTATTATTTTATTATTTTTTACTGTATTTCCAGTTCTTTTTTCTTCTATTTCTTTATCTATATTTTCAATATCCTTTGTGATTTGAAGTATTTGATTATCTTCTACTTCATTTAACTTTCTTTCTTCTTTCTCACCATTACTAAGAATAGTTTCTAATTCTGCCTTTTTATTCTTTCTTAGTTCTAATAATTCATTCAAATCCATTATTATCTAATTATTTTTTATAAAGAGTATAATTTTTATATTTTATTAATTTTATTTCTTAAATCATTGTAGTACTCTTTTAGTTCTTCTTTTTGTTTTTCAATTTCTTTCTGCTTTTCAAGTTCTTTTAGTTCTTGTTCTTTTAGTTCTTCTAAACCTCTAACACTAACACTAGTTTCAGAATATGCAGGCACATCTACAATTGAAAAATCATACAGTTTATTTATTTTAGTAATAGTTCTTAAATAAGAACCATTTCTTTTTTCCCACTTCTGCCCATCTGTTGAAACTGTGAATGCGAAAGAAGATGAAGTAATATCACCCCTTCTAATACTTTCTAATAAATCATTGCCTAAAGTTGTATTAGGTGCTTCAAATTCATAATTAACACTATTAGGTGTAATATTTATTCTTAATGTACCTTTACCCTTTTTACTTCTCGCCAATACACCAATTTTACTATCGTGTTGATATTTCATTATAATATCACTATCATTTATTATTTCCTGTGTAATAGCAGTTGGTTCAATAACTTCTGTAAATTCACCGTTTAATTGTTCTGATTGAGAATTAAATACAATTGCAGTACCTTTAATTGTTCTACTTTCTTCATTACTTTCTATACTTGAAAATCTTTTTTCAATATTATTTTCCATTATTATTATCATTATTTTTTGCTACATCGCCTGATTTTATATCATTTAGGTTATTATCTAATGGTTGCATATTTTGTGCAACATAGTTTCTATTACCACCCTTTACAGGTTGTTTAGCGTTTAATATCTGCCTAACTTCATTTACATTATATACACCGCTTTGTAGATAACTATTTAATACTGTGGCTTGTGTTTGTGCGTCCAATCTCAATAGATTTGTAGTATCAAATTTTAATTCGTGTGTATCATATTCAGATGGTAAATAGATTTTTCTGAAATATTCATTCTCTATCTTCTCTAGTAATGGCTGTAGTGTAGTGGTTAAAAAGTCTATTTGTGCCATTTCTGCACTCGCATATGAATTAGTACCACCATAAACTAAACTTGGATTTACTCCGAAGAACCTGCATATATCAATTACATTAAACTGCCTACTTTCTAATAGTTGTGCATCCCTTGGCGATACTGATATTGGTTGATATTCTAAACCACTATCTAATACTATAACACCATTACCCATACTACCCACTACATCAGATGAAGTAGCCGCAATAAAATCTGATTTTGCCTGTTTTAGTTTATCCCTTCCAAGATTGATACCCGCAATTGGTCGAAGAATACCCGCCAAATTACTACCACCTTTAAAGAAGTTTGAAGCATTTGTTAGTGTATCATAATCAATACACAATGAAGTTGAAGCGTATGATATAGTACTTTCACCACTTATACCATCACTAGTATAGTTTAAGATTGAAACTATTTGACTTTTATCATAGATTTTACCCGTTAATAGATGTTCATACCTAATATCATTATCTATTATAATTACTTTGATATTATCACTATTAAATAGTGTTTGTGATATTAATCTACCTGTATTATCCTTTTCTAATAGAATGTATGCAACACCCTTCAATAGAATACTTTGAACTATTAACTTTTTGAATATAAAACCACCTATAATAGAATTTGGTGCAACATTTAGAACATTATACAATCCACTATTTTCATCTTCATACGCCCAATTATCAACATATACATAATCTTTTAATGGTAATGAAGCAACTGAATTTGAAATTAAATCAACACATCTATACACCGTTGATAATTTCATTGCCTTACTAGTACTATAACTACTCCAATTACTAAAATTTAAAGTACCGTAAATTGGATTAGATGAAGTATTTATAGTATCTAACCCACTTCTTTCTTCTTTCTTTCGTATATTAAAAAAACCCATTTCATACTATTATTTTTTTATATTTATAAAGAGTATCTTTTTTAAATAATATTTAAGTTACGCGGACTTTCAAGATAACCACCTAACGCATTAACCATACTTGCTACACCATCTATTTTTTTATTCCTATTCGATTTATCAATAGAATAATTACCCATATGATTTACTTTTAATATCACATTGGATAACATCCATTTAGATAAACTATTCTTTTGAATAATGATATTGCCTGATTTAATCAACCTTTCAAACTCTTTTAAAGGTTTGTTTAAATTACCCGCTGTTTGTGCAAATGGTCGAAGGTTTAAAGAATTTTGTTCTGCGTTAATTGCGAACTGTGTAGAGTTCCATTTATCATACATTAACAACTGTATGTAGTTATTTTGATTTACTTTTAATATATCTTCTAATATATAATCATAATCAATTACATTACCACTTGTAACTATTAGTTCTTTATCTAATATGGCTTGTTTGTATAGTTCTCTATTGGGCGAAGAATTAACAGTATCTTCACATAGATAGTAATCATTGAAGAAGTAGTATTTATCATCCAATTGTATCATATAAGAACAAGCCGCAATATCTGATACACTAGCCAAATCAACACCACCAAATACTACTAACCCTCTAAACCTTTCTTCATCAATAGAAATATCTTGTAATGATTGATTAATGTATTTTTCATCAATCCAATCTTCAATAGTGTTATTCTTCAACCATATATTGAAATTCTTTACTAACACACCGTTCTTTTCGGTTGTGTTATTGATAGCCTTGTTTACTTCACCTTCTAACCATTTTTCTTTTAATGATATGTTTAAATTCGGGTTTGCCTTTATCCAATTCTTTCTATCTGTAAAATCATCATCTTTATCTAGTGTATAGATTAAACTAAACATACTATCATCATTCTTTACATCACTTAATACTTCAGTGCAATATGTTCTTAATGAATAACAGAAACTTTCGGTATTAAAACCGGCAGTAGTAATAATAAAAAACAAAGCATCATCTCTACTACCTTGTGATGATTTTAGAACATTGTAAAGGGTATTATCTTTGGCTTCGTGCATTTCATCAATCAAAACAAATGAAGCGTTTAAACCATCCAATCTTTTACTATCACTCGCTGTAACTATTAGTTCATTATTCTTAAATGTGATTTTATTGAAGTACTGTTTAAGGTGTTTTTCTTTTACATCTATCATAGATGCAAACTGTTTTACTTTTTTAAAATCGACATTTTTTGCTTGTTCTCGCGAATTTGCTGATATGATTACTTGACTATCAACATCAAAGATTAAATGGTATAACGCCAATAATGTAATCAATTGTGATTTACCTTGTTTTCTTGCTAACTCTATATAGATTTGTGAATACTTTCTTTTATTGGTAGTAGTATTGTAGATACCATAGATATTAACTACTATGAAGGTTTGCCAAGGTTCTAATATAAACTTCTTTGGTTTGGTTTGTTCGGTTAAATAGAATTGATTTATAAATGTAACTACTGTATCTACTTCACTACTATCATAGTAGTATTCAGGGTTATCTAGTATATTTAAAAACTGTTGTGCTGCCTGTTTAACATAGATACAAGATAGAATAGTATTATTAATTACATCATTAGCATATTGAATGGCTATTTCAAGATTATCCACGCTTTTCTAACTTCGATTTTTTAATACTATCAATCATACTTGTAAATGCATCATCAGTAGTATCATCACTATCTTTCTTCATTTCCTTTCTTAGTTCCTGTAACTGTTTAAAGATTTGCATATTCAATTGATATAGAAAGTAACCTAACTTATAATTACCATCAGTATATGTAGCAACTAAATCATTATACAACTGTATATTATTAATAATCAATTCTTTTGTAGTTTGTTGAATATCAAGTTCATCCAAATCACTTTTCAACTTTTTCATATTTAATTTTTTCATATCTATATTTTATTTTTTTAATGAATTTATTTTTCTTTGAAAATCTTTTAATTTCTTAATGTAGTTATTGTGTTTATCTTCAT